TACAGAGCAAGTAGCCCTTGCACAACTCGAAGCCTTTGGCACTACATTTGAGGAACTATTCAATGAACAACCAAGCACTCTTGCCCACTTTGCGTCTGTCGTTTGAGATGACGGACACGCTGTCCCGTATCGAACGGAACGGCATTAAGATAAACAGAACTACCCTCGCTGACATCCGGCGGGAGTATGAGGATGAACTCTTCACCCTAGAACGCCGCCTCGAAGAACTCGCTGCGTATGCTATGGGGGACACTCCTATTAACCTAGACAGCCCGGATGACCGCTCCAAGTTGTTCTACTCTTGTAGGGTAGGGGACAAGAACCGTTGGGCTGGCATTTTTAACCTAGGTCACGAGATTCGGGGGGCAGGTAAGAAGCCCAAGCGACGAACCCGCATGAAGAAGGCAGACTTCAAACGTCACGTTGTCAACGAGACAACCGTCCTGTATAAGACAGTCGGAAGTCAATGTACCGATTGCGGGGGCAAGGGACGCTATACAGCGCGTAAGAAGGACGGTACGCTAGGTAAGGCTATCAGAGTCTGCAAGCCCTGTGAGGGGGCTGGTGTGCGCTATACATCGACAGGTCAGGTTGCTGGCTTTAAGTTGGTACCTCGTGACCCCTACGATGTTGCTTCTGCTGGCTTCAAGACTGACAAAGAAACCCTAGAGAGTATGTTCACATCCCTGAGAGGAGAAGCCCGTGAGTTTGCAGAAGCTTACATACGCTATAGTGCAGTTCGCACCTACCTTCGTTCGTTCGTTGAGGGGATGGAGAACAACATGGATGGCGAAGGTTTTATACACACAGAATTTATGCAATGTGTTACAGCGACGGGTCGCCTTTCGAGCCGCAACCCTAACTTTCAAAATATGCCACGAGGCACTACCTTCATTATACGACGGGCTGTTGAAAGCAGGTTCGAGGGTGGTTCGATACTGGAAGGGGATTACGCACAGCTAGAGTTTAGGGTGGCTGGCTTCCTTGCGGATGATGAGGGTATAAAACAGGATGTGGAGATAGGTACAGATGTTCACAATTATACTGCCAGTGTTATCGGATGCTCACGACAGGATGCTAAAGCGCACACCTTTAAGCCGCTCTATGGTGGTGTGTCTGGTACGGAAGACCAGAAACGTTATTACAATGCTTTCAAAGAAAAGTACAATGGTGTGACAAAGTGGCACGAGGAGCTACAGAAACATGCCGTTATGAAGAAGCACATCCGACTACCATCGGGTAGACAGTATGCTTTTCCACAGGCACGTTGGACTGATTGGGGTGCTGCTACTGACCGCACTGCAATCTGTAACTACCCTGTTCAAGGGTTTGCAACTGCCGACTTACTACCTATGTCCTTGATTTTATTGGATAGAAAGGTACGAGAGCTAGGCATGAAGTCTGTCATATGCAACACGGTTCACGACTCTATAGTCATGGACGTATACCCAAGTGAAGAAAAACAATGTATTGACGTTATGGCAGAGTGTATGTTAGCCATCCCTATGGAATCAAAAGACAGATACAACATTGAATACAACATGCCCGTTGGTATAGAATTAAAAATAGGAAAGAATTGGCTTGACTTGGAAGAGATACTTACTGTATAATCCCTTTACGCTAACCCTTATTAAAAAGGAACTTTAAAATTATGGGTACTGAAATCGAAAATGTGAATAACGAATTAGATGCTATGATGCTTGCTATGGATGGTGACGACAACAAAGCCATCATGGAACTAACCGGACAAGCGGAGAGTGACACCAAACCTCAGACGGGTCTACCCCGTTTAAATATCAACTACAAAGAGGAAGATGATAATGGCACCTCTTTGAAGAGGGGTACTTGGAGTGTCTGGAATGGTAAAGCAAGAGTGTATGCGGATGCTGTACAGATGCAGCCTTTGTTACGGATGTACGAGTGGTCAGTGTGGGACCAAGAAGAGGGTAGGTTTTCCTGCAAATCAATTCAGAAACCAAAGCTTGCAGGTGAGTTTCCTGATAGCCTAGGCGGTAATAAGTGTGGTCGTCTTTCCAAGAAAGAAGAAGAAGCACTGAGCCATGATGACCCTTCCTTCCTACTGAGTCGTTCTGTCAACTGTAATCAAGTTATGTACGGTATACTAAATTCTACTGGGGCAACATACGCTGACGGTAGTGCTGCACCTATTGAGAACATGCCGTTTATGGCTTACTTCAAAAAGTCAGGATTCATTCCGGTGTCTAACTTTATCAAGCACGAACTCACTTCTAAGTCAGCATTGATGCACAAGAGCGTCATTGAGTTTACTACTCAGAAGCAAAAGAACGGGGGCGTAATCTATTGGACTCCAAAACTTGAGTACATAAGAGAAGCACCATACGGAGAAGACGAAAAAGCTCTGTATAAAAAGTTCTATGAAACTGTCAAGGGTTCAAACCAATCTGTCTTTGATGAGTATAGGGACGCACGAAAAGCAATGTCGTCTCAAGAGGATATCGACTTAGAGAGACGGTTGGCTGGGTAACATGCTTCCTCTTTTAGATGTACAAGACTTTCTACAAAGAGCAGGGCGGGGGGAGATAGACTCCTCTCGTCTTGAGCCTTTGATAGAAAAGTTTGGGGAAGACTGTAAGGCAGCTATGCGTAAACAGTTTTCTAGTCGGGGCGACTACCGCATTCGTATGTCGGGTGTTGGTCGTCCCTTATGTCAACAACAACTAGAGAAGCAGGGACACAAACAGAATGTTGCCTACAACGACATAGTTAGGTTTGCAACAGGAGACTTACTAGAAGCCTTTGCAATCTTGGTTATGAGAGCCGCTGGCTTAAACGTCGTTGACGAACAGAAGAAGTGTTCCCTCGAACTCGCCGGTCAAACTATCAAGGGAACCCTAGACTTGGTTCTTGAAGTAGATGGTGAGGAAGAGGTGTGGGATGTAAAGACTGCAAGCCCGTGGTCATACGACAACAAGTTTTCGGGCCGGGGTGGTTACGATGTCATCAAGGAAGATGACCCGTTTGGTTACATCATGCAGGGACATCTGTATGCGGAATCAGAGGGTAAACGATTTGGTGGATGGATTGTAATAAACAAATCCAACGGGGAGTGGGACTTTGTAGAAGCACCCCTCGAACAGAGTGAAGACCGGAAAGCCTACCTAGAGGATGCGAACAGGCGTGTCGAAGCTATTACGAATGACGCACCCTTCAAGATTCCCTTTCAGTCAATTCCGGAGACGCACACCGTAGATGGTCAGAAAGTAGAGACGGGTAACCGACTCATGCCCAAGACATGTACGTTTTGTTCCTTTAAAACAATGTGTTGGAAGAACGCAGTTCACGCTCCTAAAGCAACGTCCAAGGCAAAGTTTAAGCCGCACACTTGGTACACCAAGCACGTAAAGGATGTTGCCTAGGTATGCCTATCTTGTACACACGGGGTTACCCCCTCGAACTTTTTGACTTGAATCCAGAGATGCGCTGTGTTTTTGTGGAGTCACACGAGAAGCGAGGGGGCGGTCCTGCTACTGTTGATGTTCGCAGGATGGAAACATCCCTGCCCCTCACTATGCGTGATAATTTCTCAGCAGGGGGAGCCTTGGCTTGGGAGAGTGAGGTTCGCGATATCAAGCTCATAGAAGAGGAGTTTCAAATCATTATTCATCATCTTAGACAAGGAGTTCTTGTATGCCTTCCGACACTTCTATTATCAGAAGAGATGGCACTGCTAGAAAAACGCACCCCAAAAGTAGAACAGTATCTATTAAAAAGGCTAGACGGAATGAAGGCGGGGTTTCCGTTGCTAGGATTATGAGAGGCACTAAGTATAGGTCTGCATTTGAGATTAACATAGCTAAGTCTCTTGCAAACCGTGAGGTACCCTTTGAGTATGAGAAGTACAAGTTCGAGTATATACCCAAGGTACGCACCTACACACCTGACTTTTACCTGCCCCAGACAGGCATATACGTAGAAGCAAAGGGCCACCTAGATAAGGGTGATAGAGTTAAGATGCAACTTATGAAACAACAGCATCCTGACTTAGATATCCGGTTCGTGTTCCTACGAGCCAGTAACAAAATTTACAAGGGTAGTAAAACAACCTATGCTGACTGGGCGAACCGCTATGGTTTCCCGTGGGCTGAAGGTAGCATACCCCAAGATTGGATTACAAATGGCTGATGAACGAGAGTTTGAAAAGGCAAGTCTACTACCTGAAAAGTGGTATATTATACTGAGCAGAGTTGATGATGAGACCTTCAACATGACTGCCTACGATACAACTACTGTACTCGAAGAAGAAGATGACGACTACATGGATGCGGGGTTTGTAGCCCAGCAGGGATTGATGGAGTTGCTACAGAATGACTTTGATAGGGTTATGAAAGCAGGCATGGCTCGTATAGCCTTTTATGATATAGCTGAAGATATTATGGAAGAAATAAAAGAAGAGATTGACAATTTGGATGAGCCTAAGATACTGTCCAAGGAAGAAAATGTTGTCAAGGTAGACTTTGGGAAGAAACAATGAAACGACATGAAGCATATATGAAAGAGAAGATTGCCGAATCTAATGAGAGAGCAGGCAAGGAAGCCTATGGTAATGTAGTTGTGGACATGGTTAACAGCCCCCCACACTATAACAGTGCAGGAATAGAATGCATAGATGCCATACAAGCAGCCCTAACCCCAGAAGAATTTAGAGGGTACTGTAAGGGTAACAACCTGAAGTACACGTGGCGAGAACGCTACAAGAACAAAATAGAAGACCTAAACAAAGCCGCATGGTACTTAAACAAATTATTAAAGGTTCAAGGAGAAACCAAATGAACAACCAACTGCCCACTGTATATCAGCAATTCATCCACAAATCACGCTATGCTCGTTGGCTCGACAGTGACAGTCGCCGCGAACATTGGGGGGAAACTGTAGGGCGGTACATAGAATTTATGACTAGTCACGTTAAAGAAAAGTGTGGTGTTAGTATTCCCTCTGACGTTATCAAAGAGGTTGAGGAAGGGGTCTTGTCCCTAGGTGTTATGCCATCCATGAGGGCAATGATGACTGCAGGCTCTGCCTTATCTCGTGACAACATCTGTGGTTACAATTGTAGTTACATACCTGTTGACAATCCACGTTCCTTTGACGAGTGCATGTATATCCTGATGTGTGGCACCGGAGTCGGGTTCTCTGTAGAACGAGAGAACGTGGACAAGCTCCCTGTAATAAGCGANGCCATGAACGAGTCCGACACTNTTATNAAGGTAGCAGACAGCAAGCCGGGATGGGCAAAGNCGTACCGCGAACTGGTTGCGCTACTGTATGCAGGGCAGATTCCAACATGGGATGTATCAGATATTCGTCCAGCGGGTGCGCGGCTAAAGATTATGGGGGGTAGGGCTAGTGGACCGCAACCCCTAGTTGACCTGTTCAACTTTACTGTCAAGATATTCAAGAAGGCAGCAGGACGCAGACTATTTCCTATTGAGTGCCACGACCTCATGTGTAAGGTCGGCGAGGTAGTGGTCGTAGGGGGCGTTCGTCGCAGCGCACTTATTAGCCTATCTAATCTTAGCGATGACCAGATGCGCCACGCCAAAGCTGGTGAGTGGTGGGATGAACCCGACAAACAAATCTATCGTAATGGACAACGAGCCTTGGCGAACAACTCTGTTGCCTACAAGAGCAAGCCTGAGATGGGTACGTTCATGCGTGAGTGGCTTGCCCTGTACGACAGCAAGTCTGGTGAGCGTGGCATGTTTAATCGTGAAGCTGCTGACAAGCAGGTGGCTCGTAACGGCAGACGAGAGACAGGACACATGTGGGGTACGAACCCTTGCAGTGAGATAATTTTACGCCCGTACCAGTTTTGTAATTTGTCAGAGTGTGTGGTTCGGGAAAATGATACTCTTGAAACGTTGAAACAAAAGGTTAGACTAGCTACCATTATTGGAACTATGCAGGCTACCCTGACTGATTTTAAATACTTGAGGAAGGTATGGAAAGACAACACAGAGGAAGAGCGTTTATTAGGTGTGTCCTTGACTGGTATCATGG